AGATAAGTCCCTGTGCTGGGTTAAGACCAGCCAACATACCATAACGAACATCTGCAGAGTAATCACCCTTGATGTCCTTTGATGGCTTGTATGTAATTTCATATGGTGAGCCAGAATCTACACCGCGGATTGTCTTTTCTTCTGAGAAAATCTTCTCATCTACTTCAAAGCAGAGAGAAACAACATCGCGTAGAGCAGATGCAAAGATTGCTTGGGCTGACTTAACCTGTGTATCAAATGCTCCCATGAGAGCCTGTACGCCTTGACCAGTAACGATGCTTGCATCAATGTTACCAGAACGACCTTCTGGATAACGAGTACCTGAGCGAAGTTCCTGGTTAAGTAGTTGTGCTTCTGTAAATGCGCCTTGTGGAATGTTTAGTTCAACACGACGAACGCCAGCAGGGTTAGCGGTACGAATTACCGCATCGCCACCCAACTGGAGTTCTTGAACGTCTTGTGGTAGTACGATTGGTGCTTGAACACTCTTCTCCGCTGCTTCCATTGCCAATAAGGCGAAACGGTTGCGAAGAAGTTGAATACCTAATACGTCGTCGAATTGTCCACGCATCTCGCCATCAATAGAAGGCTTACGCGCCACGACAACCATCATCTTGCCCATTGGATTCAATGCGCGAGATAAAACTAGATTGCCCTTCTTAGGCAAATAAATTACAGATTGGTCCTTGTCATAGTAACGAACCATCTCAACCTGAGCATGCAGGTCCTGTTGATATCCGTCACGACCAAGGATTTGAGTCTCATACTCTGGGAACTGTGCAACCAGTTCTCCAAGAGTTAGCATGTAGCGTTTTGCAAAGGCCACACATCTTCCGTAGCGGTCAAATTCTGGGTAAGCCCCGATTGGATTTTCTACACGGATACGCGGCAACTTGCTTTCTTCGTCCAATTCAATCATGAAAGGAACGAAACCATATGTTAGATACCAGTCAGCACCTGAGTACATTTGTACTGACAGGTCAGAGTGGGAGAAGTAGTTAGCGGCAATACGTGTACGCTTATCAGCGAAGTTACGTGCCTTGTCGCTAACGGAGTTAGCAGCAGAACAGTTGATTGCTGGAAGTGGCGCCATAACCTCTGAGAGGTCACGTGCTACAACGTCGATGAAGTTAGCAACTACGTTGGCATCTACACCTTCTGGGAAGAACTCAGGGTAGACAGATGCGATTTGTCCCTTACGAACAGCAAGTACGCTTAGATTACGAGCATCGCGTTCATGATTACGGTAGCGCAACGCTTCGACGCGTGCTGCAACCTGTTCCATTGATAATGCCATTGGTATCCTAACCGTAAGTATGTGACCATTGCTCTGCAAAGGCCTCGTCTAAATTGACTGCTTGTCGTCTTGATGCTTGCGCTTGAGTTGTCCATCTGTTTTGCATCCACTTAGATGCATTGCTACTCTGTTGCATCATCTCACGTATGCGGATAATAGCAAACCATAGCGCCATAACGCAGTCCGTTGGGTTCTTCGTATCTGGCTTCCAGGTAATAAGTTCCTGTACGAGAGTCTTTAGACCCTCAGAGCCTTCGTTGCTGGGTAGTTCTATAATGTTGTTGTCCTGGAAACGCCCATCACGGGTATTACCAAACAACATAGACATAGAGGCTACACCAAATGATGTGTCCCATTTATTCTTACCCGTAAAGTGAGAGTTAAGTTGACATCCATAGGATGCTAGATATGCTCTCAAGTCATCATCCAGGGCGTAAGCCTTCTGGTGGGCGTTAATTTCAATACGTAGTTCTTGTGGTCGATACTTCTCAACCCACTCTTCAATCAAAGCCTGAATCTTTGCTGGACTTGGGTCAGTCATATTGACGCAATCTAAAATATAGATACGTCCATCTGCTCTGTTGTAAGTAGCAACTACTGCTCCTGTAGCACCTGCCATAGCAGGGTCAAGACCAATAATGGTATAACCTTCAACATGCTGAGGATGTCCTGGTAGACCATAGCCCAAACTGACGGAGCGACCTCAGAGCGACGCTTAAAGAGCGAGGGTCCGTCCCATTTTGGATATAAGCCATTTTCTAAAACCTCATCTAAATCGTTTTCTTGCTGGTCTGTCTCAGGCCATAGTGTTTTCCAGTTGGCTGGTTTATCATCAAACTGCAAAACTGCTGGCATTGCACAATAGGTAAATGGGCTCTTTCCACCCGTCCATTGTCCACCGTCTCGAATCATCTTATAGAGGTCTACAGATGAAACACGGGTTCCAACAATAATGAGTTTACCGTGTCGTCCCAGACGGGTAATAACTTCTTTCTGAAGCCACTCAATTTGCTTTTCCCACTCATGAGCGTTGGAGCCCATCACCACGTCATCTAGGATAATCAAGTCGGCGCGAGCACCGTAAATCTGAGAACCAAAGCCAAGTGCTTGGACTGTTGGGTCTTTCTCTCCAGAGTCGCGACCTGTACCTAGATAAATCATGTCGGCGGACCATTGTGTTGCATCCGCCTTATACCCACCATTAGGGCCGAAGGCCGTTTGTAATTTCATATAACCAGGGTGGGAAAGACGCGTCTTAATAGCGCCTAGGAACTTGCGAGCCATACCCTGAGTTTTGGACACGATAATTACTCGCGTATTAGGGTTGGTCACAATCTTGTAGGTCACGTAGTTAGTCGTGATGGTAGTTGACTTAGCATGCTCTGGTGGCACGTTAATCAGAACACGGTTAGGGTCTCCCTGGTCATAAGTCATGCCAGGTGGTAGCCACCGTGGTTCTTTACCTTCAATAAGGTCAATCCAGTTTAACTGGTGATTAAAAAGTTTAGAACCTAGGAAGGTTTCTGAGAACTCAGCAAAGGGCATATCCTTAAGTTCGGATAAGTCCTGCTTAATGCCTTTACCCGCAAGGCGGGCTTTATCTGATGCTTCTTTGAAGTCGGCATCTGCCATTGTCCATTGGCGAAAGGCGGTGTCTGCACCTTGTTCTAGGAGAGCCAGTACTTTAGCCTGGGCATCGTCCTTGGAATATGTCTGTTTTCCTGCTTTACGACCCATGTTATGTCCCATCTAATAACGCCGATTTAACGTACCCTATAAACGGCATAAGGGGGGCATTTTGATAAAAAAAATTTAAAAATTATATTATATATAGGAGCGGAGTCTTAAACGGAGCGACTCCGTATATATTTATATATATACTATAGAAGACCCGTTCAAACGGGTCTTTTCCGAGTGGGTTGGGAAAGTATTTTCCCGAACCCCTATATATTAAGCGTACGATGTGACCTAAGTCACACTCTCCGAGGAGTACTAAAAGTACTCTGAGGGGGGGTATTAAATATAACAGAAAATTATTATGGGAGTATATATACATAATACCTCGCGGTTTTAAAAAACCACGGCTCAAATCATGCGCTTTCAGCGCTTATTCTGGCTTTATTTATTCTTGGCGTTAATTGTTAATGAGCAACTATCTGCATGGAGAATCTTTAAATGAATTAGGGGGGAATAAATAAAATAAATCTAGGGGAAAGAGATAGGGGAAAAGTAATTGAATCTTCAACTATCTATCCGCGCCATTCGGCTAACCGAACGCGCTCACGCTCACGCGCCCGCCGCTTTCCTTGCGACACGCCCAACCCCTAGACCTTCCCCGATTAGGTGAAAACTGGTTCATGCATTACAATAAATGCATACCGAACAACACCGTTCGGCTAACCGAATAGAAAAGGAACTACCCAAATGGCAACAACACCAAAGCAAGCAAAAGCACCAAAGCCAGCACTATCAGCACCAAAGATTAAAAGCGCTTGGATAAAGGTATGCGACACATCCATCAAGAGTGAGAACGAAATCGTGAAGGCGATTGAAAATCTCTCATCCGTCATGGTTTTGGAATCTCGCTTATCTGTTGCAGACCAAAAGCGATTTATCAAAGGCCTTGAAGGAGAAGGCGCTGTGTCTTCATTCGTGAAATCAAGCCATGCGCCAGCGCTTCCAACATGGTCAAAGTTACGCGCTCTACATGCTGATTTCTGCTCACTACCTATCGCAAAGCAACTCTCCACCGCGTCTGCCTCGTATGACCTTCTAGGCGCTGGCAAAGGTGAGCAGATTAAGTCACTAGATGCGCTCACTACCGAAATCTCAAGAGAGCGCAAAGAGAAGGCAAGCAAGGCAAAGGCAAGCAATGGCGAGACACCAAAGGCAAAGGCACCAAAGTCCAACGCCGAAACCTTGAAATCTATCCTCGCTTACATCACCGCGCTAGACATGGCGGAACTTACAGACATTGAGGAAGGCTACATCGCCGAAATTGAATCAACTATAAGTTACAAAATGGCAAGCGCATAACCAAAGAGAATAGCCTCACCCCTTCGGGGGTGGGGTTATTTTTTTGCCCAAAAAATCCGACACAAACCAACACAAACTATTAAACGAACGATGGCTGGCGCCGACCTGCGAATGATGAGTGCCACCGAACTATGTCACGTTCGGCTAACCGAACACCATAGACAAAAACCTATTTCGATGCTAGACTTATGCCTATCAGCAAGGCTCACGCCTTATTGAAAACCTAATAACCGTTCGGCTAACCGAACAGAATGGAGATGGACATGATTGACCTAGAACTAAGCGCACACCTTGAAGTTCAGACTAACATTCTGAATGAGAAGCGTGCAGAGCGTGAACGACAAGAGCGTGGCATCAAAGCCATGCAGGAAGCAACTAACAAGGCTTGACCCAAAGTTAGTTCGCTGGTAAAATTAAGGTATTAAGCGGATAGCCTAGTCTATGAATTTGGGCATACGCTAGGCTGGTGGCTCACTCTGGTGATTGTGGATGCAGGTTCGATTCCTGCGGTGAGCGCGTGATAACAAATTGTTATCCTGTTCGGCTAACCGAACGAACTGAAAGGTAAGTAAATGGAACTGTTCAACCTAGAGATAAGCAAGTGGGGCATTGACTTGCAGACATACTTTGGTGATGTGTACCTGTATCACCGAGCATGGATAACAGTGCTTGCTATTGTTGTTGTACTTCGTGGGGCTAAGTTAATCAGGCAGGCGGTACGATAATGTACCCAACGGTGGATGAACTTGTAGCCAACGGTATTTCCGACACAAACTTATGGGAATCCCGTCTCGACTACCAACTTGTCCAAGAAATTCTAGGCCATGACCTCTCAGAAGATGAGTGGTTAGAACTTGTGGATGCTTTGGATGATGCCGTATTCCAAATTGTAATGAGTTTTCAGAGATGATTACCGTCACATTTAGCGATGCTGAGGCGAACCTAGTGCGACAAGCGCTAAGGGCTGAGCATGACCGCATGGTGAAGCAAGGGTATGCAGGATTGGCCAAAGTAGTGGATAGCGCCAGAGATACCATGTCAAATGCCATGATTGACAAGAACCTAGTTGCAAAGTAGACTATGCTTATTGCAAATCGCAATGAGTTCGATTATTCGGCTAACCGAATGAGAAGGGAAAGAAAATGACAGATGAAGTTGATGATGTTGTAGTATTCAGTTGTTCAGTATGCGAATACGAAACTGATGAAGATAACCTAATCACGACAGAATGGAACGACATAGTTTGCAACGATTGCGTTCAAGTTTGCCAGCGTTGCGATACGATAGGTTCCACCAATGATAACTTCAACATGGTAGATGGCAATCATCTATGGTGTGAAGGCTGTGTAGATAGAATCGCATCTTGGTGTGATTCATGTGCAGAGTACAACTCTGACGGCTCATCTTATGTCTCAGATAGAGGTGAGTACTGGTGTGGTGGTTGCCTAGACGGTGCTTACTATTGTGAGGATTGCGATGAATGGAATAATGAAGGGTGCGATAGATGCTCAGAGGATACTTACAATGGCAATCGTATTGTCCATGACTATTCATACCGACCTGATGCTATCTTCCATAGCACCAAGAAGGATGAGCGCCTATTCTTTGGCCTAGAGATAGAAGTAGAAGGCTGGGAAGACAGGTCTGCCTCAGCCATGCACGCCTATCAACTAGAAGGAATGGAGTTAGCCTATCTAAAGCATGACGGCTCTCTCAATGACGGCTTCGAGATAGTCACACATCCTATGTCTCATGACTTCTTCAAGAATGAGGCTACCGATTTATGGACAGTGCTAGAAGATTTACGCAGTAAGTCTGGCATGAGAGTTAAGTCATGGAATACCCGTACTTGTGGCTTACACATTCACATCTCACGCACTGGGTTTAATGGTGGCGCACACATGCACCGCTTTCTTAACCTTGTCTATTCTAACCCTCAGTTCTACTCGACCTTAGCAGGTCGTGAGTCTGACCAATGGGCTAAGTTCACTGACATCTATCAGTCAGAATACAAGCGCGATGAAAACGGTGAGCGTATCTGGGACATGGATAATGGATACGTTGTTGACCGTAAGCGTACCTTCAAGCACAAGTTAAGTACAGACCACAATTCAGACCGCTATTCAGCAGTAAATACCAACAATCAAGCAACACTAGAGATGCGTATCTTCCGAGGTAGCATCAACGGTGACACCATCAAAGCCCATTTAGACTTAGCACATGCCAGTGTTGAGTACACCCGAACTCTTACTGTGCAAGACATCCAACAAGGTGCGCTTAGTGCAGACAACTTCATGTGGTATGTATTTCAGAATGAGACACTATACCCAGAACTTTCAGCCCGTATAGATAGACTAGTCGTTCGGTTAGCCGAACAGAATGTGAGTGCATAATGTGTTTACTAGTAGTAGCATCACCTAACTCAACACCTAAGAAGAAAGACTTAGAGTGTGCATCATGTAACAATCCGCATGGCTTCGGCTTTGCAGTAATCACGCCCAATGGCATTGTCACTGGTCGTGGTATGTCAGCCAAGAAAGTAATCAAGCAGTTCCTAGAAGTACGTAAGGAGTTTCCAGACAATTATGCTATGTTCCATGCTCGCTATGCTACGCATGGTGTCAAGAATGAGGATAACTGTCACCCGTTCAAGGTGCCTTATGATGCTACCTTTGCACCAGATACTTACCTAGCACACAATGGCGTGCTTGACATCAACATCAGCGCAGGAGATAGACGTAGCGATACGCGTATCTTTGCAGAGGATACATTACCTGCTATGGGTGGTGTCACTGCACTAGATGACGACCACGTATGGGCTATGGTTAGCAAGTGGGCATTAGGTAGCAAGATTGTAATCTTTACTCTAGACCCTAACGCTAAGGAGACTTGCTACATCATCAACGAAAGTGCTGGTCACTGGGACAATGAGGGCATGTGGTGGTCTAACTCTACCTATAAGCAATCAGGTTGGTCTACTTATCTAGGTACACCTAGCGACACGCCAGCCTATGACAACCCATCAGTCTACGTAGACAGTGAGTGTATCAACTGCCAAGCCATTCCATTCGAGGATGCTAATCCTTACTACTGTGAGATGTGCATGTCATGTTATGATTGCTCTGGTATCTATTCAGATACATGCCTATGCTGGACACCAGAACAAGATAGATACTCATACAACAAGAAAGGTTCGGTTGCTCGTTATGATAACTACTTCGGATTCTAGTATTCGGTTAACCGAACAGCAAAAATCCAACACAAACTTATGAGAGGAAGCCATGACTACAGAACAGAAAGAACAGTTACGAGAAGTACTTATAGACTATCTACAAGTACTTACAAGCACGACGGGACTGTACAAATCCGAATACGAAAAGAACGAGCCACGATTAGATGATGACATAGCACTAGGGATAGAACTGGAAGAAGAAGAGGACGATACGGGAGAACCAGATAGGATGTGGGGAGATGATTAGTCAACTAACTGGAGGCCTATGTACTCTGGATGATAATCCTGATGCGTGGTTTCCCACGATAGGTAACGGCAACGTTACTACAATGACACAGCGAGCACTTCCAACGATTAAGTATGCTATTGGCGTATGCAATAGATGCCCTATCAGTGAGACGTGTTTAGAAGAAGGTATGAAGCCCGAGAACCTTGCTCATGGCATTTGGGGTGGCTTACTATCTGGACAGAGAATAGCAATCGCTAAAGAACGAGGGCTTGACTATCGCGTTGACCCTTACAATACAGGCAGGAAGGTTGGACCTAGATATACAGATGAAGTGGGGCCTAGTGGCAAGGTAACCGCTGACGAAGAAGAAGCATCAATGATATTCTTGAACAGGGTTAGACCTTACTTGGAGGTGTAATATGTACAAAAAGATAGCACTCTTGCTTGTCATTCTTTTAGTGGTAAGTTTTATGAGTCGTTCGGCTAACCGAATGGAGCAGAAGATAACACCAGCAAGAGAATGGCAGATTGCAGACAGTAAAGCCTATGCTAATGATGTAGTGCAAGCATGGGCGGATAATCAGTACCGATGTCTTCATAAGTTATGGACAAAGGAATCCAACTGGAGGCATCAGGCATACAACAAGATAAAGGTGATGGGCAAGAACGCTGGAGGTATACCTCAGGTTTTAGGGATGGACCCTAAGACTCCACCGCCATTACAAATTGACAGGGGCTTTGCATATATCATGCACAGATATGGCACGCCTTGTATGGCATGGAAATTTCATCAAAAGAATAACTGGTACTAATGCCTACATATGATTTCAAATGTAGTAAATGTGGTGCGACGAGAGAAGTATTCATCCACCATAAAGAATACGAGAAGTATGTCGTAAGGTGCGATACCTTAAATTGTTACAAACCTATGGAGCGTATCTTCTCAGCACCAGCAATTAAGTTCAATGGCTCAGGGTTCTACTCGACAGGAGGATAGATGACAGAAGATGAGATGCAAGATTTACAGGCAAGCATCAAGGAAGGCATCGAAGAATACTTTGAGGCGTATGATTGGGATAGCAAGTTCAAACAATACTTGGAGGAGCGATGAAAGATAGCAACTGGGACCTAGACCTTAGGTCAGGCATAGAAGGTGAGAGTAGGATTGCAGACTTACTACACCTAGATACAGTAGAAGTTAAAACAGATAGACGATGGGTGGAAACTGGCAACCTATACATAGAGACAGAGTGTTACTATCAAAACGATAGTGCTTGGAAACCATCAGGCATTAGAGTTAGTAAGGCTACGCACTGGGCTTTCATGCTAGAAGATGCTGCACTTATTGTACCCTTGCATAGGCTTGCAGAATATGTATACAGTTCTGGTAAAGCAATTACCTGTGACATACAACCCAACCCATCAAGGGGTTATCTAATTAAGGCTAGTGGTTTAATAGAGTATATTAAGTATGCTCGCGCTAACGAGATTGCAGAACATGAAGAACATGAAAGATGGGTGAGGTTTGGATAAGGAAACGTTAATCGGATTCCTGTCCTTGTTCTCTATCTTCATTACTGTCGGGTTCATCTTGCCCTACTTGTTCTGTTTCGTCTTTATCTAGATAAGAACGGAAACCGCCAAGCCTAGTGATGAGTTTTTTAATTGCACGATTATGTCTCATACGTGCAGCA